ATTCATTTTCTTGGAGGCGTATTCTTAATATTACATACTCGAACAAGCGTTAATAACCTATTAAGATGCCATTTTTGACATTCCATAGGTATAGTTAACGCTATCATCCAATAATAGATAAGTTCTGAGGTGATGATTTCTTTACCACCACCTCCTTGTTTATTATCACTAAACGTAGTTGCTGTCATAGGTGCTTCTATGTAATCATTAATCATCTTAATGTTTGCATTAGTTAAGCGATTATAGACATCAGGGTCTACGTTCTGTGTTATTGTCATACATTTAATGTAATCAATGGTTTCTTCTGCCGTTTTTTCATCTTTCGATAGAAACGGTTTGCACCATTTTGATTCCCATTTTGAAAGAGAGACAAGAGAATGTTCTAACTGCAACGTCTGCTCTTTCGTAGTTGAGAAGGTTTGAGTTCTTTCATCAAACATTTCTCTAGCAGGAATTGTTATGGTTAACATCTCTCATCACCATCATTTCATTAATTGTCTTGGTTAACATTGCCCAACATTTTTTGTTCTTGATACTTCTTAATTTCTTCATCAGAAATCTCGATATCAGCTGGAATAATTCCCTTAATGAATGCTGCTGCAGCATCTGCATCTTGAGATAGTTCCATGAATAATTCTGAATATGCTTCAGTTTGAGAGAATGCGATTGATAGAGGAACTCCAGCATCACTTACTTTCATAAATCTCTTACCATCTACGCTCTTTTCACCATAAGCTTTTAAGATAATGTCTTTAAATACCTTAATTATTGCTGGGGCATCATTTGAGTCAATGATTTTTTGAAGCATGTCCCCTAAGCCTCCTACAGTACCCATTTGCATTTCCATAAGTTCAGCTTTAGAAAGATGGAATAAGAACTCCTCTTCTCTTTGAACTCCATTGTAATCTGTATATTTAATCTTCTTTTTTAACATAATTTATTTTCTCCTTTCAAATATAAAAAAAAGGAGTTGTCAGCTTGAGCTGATACAACCCCGTTTATAGTTTTATTGCAAATTCTAGATGATTATCCAGCTACAGTTCCGTTGATGATACTTAATACTTCATCAGGAAGTGGTAATCTAGCTTCTTCGCTTTCAGATCCATAAAGGATAGCTTCGATAGCAGCCATTTTTTCAGCTTCAACTTTAGTTGAATCGATTACTAATGTAGCTGTTGGTTTGAATCCACTAACTTCTACTGGAGTAGTTGTAACTTCCCAAGAGAATGTAATAGCTTCTGGACTATCATTGATAGTAGCATAAGCTCTTTCTGATGGAGCAGCTAAAGCACCATAGATAAGGTGAATTTTGTAACCAAATTCTGTAGAGTCAACATCATTACCAACTCTAGTTTGATAAGACATACCAAATGCTTTACGAACTTGTTGTCCGATTGTAACACCTTCTGTTAAAGATGCTTCACCGTTGCAAGCAGCGAATTCATCTGGATATGTATAAGCTTCGATTGTAGCACCGAATTCTTCAGCTGACATAAGGTTTAAGTATTTAATATTGTCAGCATATAATGGAGTTGCTTCTGCTCCTGATGGTGATTCAGTTACAGCTGTTAAACCATTCCATGCAACACCTTTTGGGTAATTTCCTCCAGTAGCTTGTGGATAAAGAACACCCTTATTAACACCAGTTTCATATAATCTGTCACCAGTTTTGTCCCAAATAAGTTTCATATATTATTATTCCTCCTTTTTATAAATATAATGTAATAACATCGTGATTTAGGTTGTTAGACACATAATGACGGTCAAAAGAGGTATATGGTAAATCCAATATTTTTTGAATAACGTCATTGTCAGGTCTTTTAGCTATCACGATTATTTCGTAGCATTCCTTATTAACGTATTTAATGTTATTGGCATGTTTAACGTCAGGTCTGCTTTTAGAGTACCTAATACAAGGATACTCCATCTTTAGACTTTCGGGAGCTTGATAGTATACGTGATTACTTCCCAAAAGTTCTACAAGTTTACTCTGTAGCTTCGGTTGTGTATTCATTGTATACGCCTCCTACAGTCAATAATAGTCGAGGGTACTGAACTCCGACTTTAGTTATCTTCCATTTAGTACCCATCAAGACTACATATTTCATATATTGGGAATTTTCATTGGCAAATGGGTCGGCTACGATACTAATAACGTTAGAAATATTAACATCGTCATTAACCCCGCCAGATGATTGATACCTAAGCGTAGGGTCGATTATATCGCCATAATAATTATGTTCGATAGTTTGTTCTTCCCAAATGCCAGGTTCAACTTCCACAGATTTAATGTAGCCTATCACTCCATAAAATTTTGCCATTTTGATTCTCCTACTTTAATTATCCTTGAGCTTCGTCAGTTACTTCTTCAATAGCGATTGCTGAGTAAACCTTAGTTAAAGCACCAGAACATCTTGTTTCTAGTAAAGATTTTTGTTGGTTGAAATCGATATCGAATTGTGTGAAGTGAGTAACTTCTCCTCCCTTAGTAGCACCTAAAGAGTAGTCTGCTAAGTTACAAATGATACCATGTAATTTCTTAGTTTTGTCTCCATCTTTTCTTGTTTTTCCAGCGAATTGTTCAGCTGTGTAGATGTCTCCAACGTTTAATGCAGATGCTAATTCAGCTTTAGAATTGTAGATTCTTCTACCGTTCATGTCTCTAGCTAATAACATTACATTTAACATTCTTGGTGTACAATAGAAGTCTGGAGTTCCAGTTCCTTTGTATCTTTCTCTAGCATATAATACAGTGTTGATCATAGCTTCAGCAGTGATATAGTTTTCACCGAAATGAGCATTTGTATCAGTACCTTGTAATTCTTCTCTAGCTTTAGCTAAATCTAAATCAACGTGTAATGTATATAATTCATCATCCAACCAGATTGGTCTGATTTTGTCAGATTCGATTTTACCTTCTGCTCCGTCTTCACGTCCATCACCTAACATGATAGCTAATGCTAATTCTTCGTTTAAGTTCATCTTATCGATGTTGTATAAGTATTGAACATAGTCGAAATCAGTGATATCGATGATATCGTCTCTATGTAATGCGTTCTTTACATAAATAGTTTGTGGATCAGTTGTTCTTCTAACTAAGTTGAAGTTACCAACTAAATTCTTCTTAGATCCTTTCTTGTATCCTTGAGCTCTTAAAGCATCAATGTTACGAATGTCAACTTGGCTAGTTCTGATTCTTGAGATTGGGCTCTTATGAACTTTTCTCATTACTACAGAGATCCATCCTTGGTCGTTAGTGATTAATTCTGGAGCTCCTGGTTTAACTTCCTTATATTCTGGGAATAAAGTTTCAACGCTGTATCCGTTTTCATCAGCAGTTTGATTAAATCCTCCAGCAGCTGCTGTATCAGCATGGCTAAGATTTTCTTCAGCATACATAGCTAATGCTTCTTGGAAGCTTCCAACTTTTTTAGCTGTATTAAGAATTTCAGCTTGTGCACTGTGTGCTAAAAATTCATTTGATTTATTGTTATCTTTGTCAAATACGTTATGTTTCATATCGTTATCCTCTCCTTCTTTCTTATCATCATTTTCATGATCTTCTTTATTTTCTTTTTCATCTTCGTCTTCTGAGTCTTTATGTTTTAAAGCCTTTCCGACAAGGGCATAAACGGCATTCTTTTGCTCTTCGCTTAAGGTTTCGAAAATGTCTTCAATAGGTTTATCGTCAGACTTTTCAGAATGTTCTACTTCCTCATCTTCGGCCTTAACGTCCTCTTTTACGTCCTCTTTGTTTTCTTCTAGAGTTTCGTCTAGAGTTTCATCCTTGATATTGTCTTCCACTTTCTCACCTCCTTCAACGTCGTTTGATTCTTCTTCAGTACTTTCGTCTGAATGTTCTATACCAACACTAATTTGTTCATCAGTGTAGATAACACCTTCTTCTTCCTCATCAGCACCTTCTCCATGTGTGATTACAGAATCGATATATGCTCCTGGATTAGCTCCTGCTAATACTAAACTCACTTCTCTAATAACGCCATGTATGACATTTTTAGCCTGTGATTTTAACTTATTAGCATAGATAGATAATTGGTCCACGTCTCCATTAACAACTAGAGCTTTAGCTTGTTTACCAGACTCAGTATCATTAAACTTGCAGTATGCGTAAACGCCTTCTTCTCTGTTTTCCAATAGAGCATGACCTAGAACATTATCGGGACTATTATGATCGTGATTCCAAACCAACGGTACTTTTTGTCCATCGTTTTGTTTGAAAGCATCTTTCATGATTGTTCTACCATCTGAACATTCGATGTTATTTTTGGTAGCCCATCCGCTAAAATCATAATCCATTTTGAATCTCCTCCTTCCAAATTACTTCTTATTGTCTTTCTTCTTACTTTCTTTCTTAACCTCTTTCTCAGGGTCCACCTCAGGTTTTGGTTCTGTAGGTTTATCTTCAGTAGGTAAAGTTCCAGTAGGTTGACTAATATTACTATTTAACAACATATCTGCTTTAGGATCGGTAGACGGTTTCATACCAATAACTTGTCTGAATTCGTTCTTTGTCATAATCTCGTTTCTAGTAAACTTATCTGCTATTTCTGCAAGATCGTTAACTGGAACAAGTTTAAATGGATCTCTAAAGTATAATATTGTTTGCCTTTGGGTTCTTGCTGTCTTTGTAAGAAACTTACGTTTCATTTCGTCAGCGATAGCTGCCACTATAGGCTCTATAGTACGTGTGTGATAATTAAGCATAGTTTGTTCATCAGCTGTGCCATCTAATATCGACTGCGTGATACCTAACTGGCTATATAGCATACTCGTTAGATATTCAACTTGTTTCATCAGATTGTTTTCAACCGGACGATTCAACTGTGTAATTTTCTCAGTACCATCGGTATAAGCTATACCATACTTAGAACCCGTTAATTGTCTTTCGATTTCTTGTCTTCTATCATTAGCTTGTTGTTTTCTAGCTTCAGATTTTACGACATATGGTAACTGAATGATTAAATCCAATTTACCAGAACTTGATTGTTCATCGACGCTATCTAGGAGAATTAATTTTCTAATTAGACGTTGTAGAGTAGAGTTCGGTTCGTTCATAACTGCATATAATGGGTTCTCCACTATACATACCGCGCTCTTACTTATAAATATGTCTTCTCTTCTACCTACACGTTCGTTGTAAACGTTTACTTTTACATGGTTAGGATACCATTCTACTATCTTACCGGTTCTCATTGTGTCGACATCATATGACCCAGTTACATTAGGGTCTGTGCTGGTATCGACTGGAACCATAGCAACACATCCTTCATCAAACATTGACATAACAACGTCTTGGAAGAATGCTCTAGATGTTTGATCGACATTCGCCTCAAGAGTTAAACATTTATTAAGACTGCTATCGACTACTTCCTTAAATCTATCATTGTCATCTAATTTACAATGTCTAATACTTATAGAAGCTACATCAAGTGCTATACGATTAAACACAGACGTTATAATAGAACGTTCATTACCTCTGGATAATCTAGGTCTATCAGGTCTGCGATAAGAACCAGTGCCGTAATTGTAGTAGTTGTCACGAATATTAGTAGGATCTCGATTTACGAAAGCGTTCCAGGCACGTTTAACCCTAGAACCAAATGTTATCTCCATTTTGTTTTCCTCCTTATTCGAACGCTTCTTGATTACGTTTATACGCAATGTACGCATCCATTAACGCAGACACTGCGTCGATCTTTTGATCGTAACGCTTTTTAAATAATTTTCTGTTACCATTAGTGTCTTCAAGCACAATACAGTTACCCATAGTAAATGTCATAAGTGCTTCATCGAATAATAGTAATCTATCTTCGGCCATTTGTTTCAATTCTCCTAAAGGAACAGATTCCGTTTTAGATCCTTGAATAACCTTCTCTATACCAAATGGTCCGTTTTCTCTTTCCCATCTCTCTACAAAAGATTGAGCATTGTACGGGTCAAAGCCAAAACACCTAACGTCATAATCTCTTTCTACGATATGAGCGTCTAAATCGTCATAGACTTCCATCATATCTAATACTGTACCAGGCATAACTATTAAGCTTCCTTCTTTTAGGAATTCATCATATTTCATTCTCATAGCTGGTTGTAATTTCATGAGAGTACGTTCACTAATGTAGTTTCGAGTTTTAATACCAAATGCTCCTCTTCCCAATGGGAACATAAATGTAAACGCACAGAAGTCATCACCCTGTGAAAGGTCCGCTCCAAGCGCACATGGCATTTGCCAATAGTCTCGTTTTCTATGAGGAAGGGTTTCTTCATATGTAAAGAAGTATGTATAACCTTCCATAGGAATTCCGAAACGTTTTGCTAGA